ATCTGCGCGACCGTCCGGACCAGTACGACCACATCTGGGAAGGCGGCTATGCGACGGTCATCGAAGGCGCGTACTACGCCTCCAGCCTGACACTGGCCAAGACTCAGGGTCGCATCGGGCGCGTGTCTGCTGACCCGCTCATGACGTTGCGCGTGTTCGTCGACATCGGCGGCACCGGTGCGCGGGCTGACGCTTTCACGATGTGGGTGACGCAGTTCATCGGCAAGGAAATCCGCGTGCTGGACTATTACGAGGCTGTAGGCCAGCCGCTCGGCACGCACCTTGAATGGATGCGCGAACGTGGATATAGCCAGAAGCGCACGCAGATCTGGCTGCCGCATGACGGCTCCACGCAGGACAAGGTTTTCGACGTGTCGTATGAGTCCGCGCTGAAGTCTGCCGGCTACACCGTCACCGTCGTCCCGAACCAGGGCAAAGGCGCGGCAAAGGCTCGCATTGAAGCTGCACGCCGGCTGTTCCCGTCCATGTGGTTCAACGCAGAGACGACTGAATCAGGCCGTGAGGCGCTGGGCTTCTACCACGAGAAGCGCGACGAGTTGCGCGGCATCGGGCTTGGGCCTGAGCACGACTGGTCCAGCCATGGTGCTGACTCGTTCGGCCTGATGTGCGTGGCGTACGAAGAGCCGCAGGCATGGGGTGATGACGAAGAAGAGGATCCGGACTACACCGGCAGATCAACGATTGGCGGCTACTGATGGCATACGAAACTATCGACATGAATGACGAGCAGGACGCGCCGGCCGCAAAGCAGCATCCGGCCGACCTGCTGCGCTCGTTCATCGGCAACGCCAATATCGTGCCCATGCTCGACGATGAAGTCGTGCGCAAGATCGGCATGGAGGTCACGCGCGGCTACGACAATGACCATTCCAGCCGCGGCGATTGGGAGCGGTCGATGCAGAAGGCCATGGACTTGGCCATGCAGGTGGCGCATGAGAAGAACTGGCCGTGGCCGAAGGCTGCAAACGTCAAGTATCCGCTGATCACCACCGGTGCGATCCAGTTCAGCGCACGCGCCTACCCTGCCATCATCCAAGGTGAACAGGTTGTCAAGGGCATGGTCATGGGCCCGGATCCGGACGGTACGAAGCAGGAGCGCGCGGATCGCATCGGTCACCACATGTCGTTCCAACTGCTGGAGCAGATCGAGGACTGGGACGAGGATACCGACAAGCTGCTGCTGCAACTCGCCATCGTGGGCTGCTGCTTCCGCAAGACCTATTTCGACACCACGCTCGGCCGACCACGCAGCGAGATGGTGACGGCGAAATACGTCGTGTTCGACCATGCCACGCCGTGGAAGGATCTGCGCCGCATCACGCAGTGCCTGACACTCTACAAGAATGACGTGGTCGAGCGCGTGCGCGGCGATGTCTATGTCGATGTGAAGCTAGCCACGCCGGCCGGCACCACCGAAGACGATGACCCGGCCTATGAGTTCTTGGAACAGCACTGCTGGTACGACTTGGACGGCGACGGCTACAAAGAGCCGTACGTCGTTACCGTTGTCAAGGAAACGTCGGAGGTTGCACGCATCGTTGCCCGCTTCGACGAGGAAGGCATCTACCTGAACGCCAAGGGCGAGGTATCGAAGATCGAGCCAGTCAACTACTGGACGAAGTATTCATTCCTCCCGAACCCGGACGGCGGCTCGTACGACGTCGGGCTGGGCCTGCTGCTGAACCCGATCAACGAAATGATCAACACGCTGCTGAACCAGATGATGGACGCCGGCACGCTGGCGAACACTGGCGGCGGCTTCATCGGCAGCGGGCTTAAGATGAAGAGCGGCGGCGCCAAGTTCGCCCCGGGTGAGTTCAAGCCTGTCGACAGCCAGGGCGGCAAGATCGCTGACTCGATCTACCACATGCAGTTCCCCGGCCCGAGCCCTGTCCTGTTCCAGTTGGTTGGCATGCTGATCGAGGCCGGCAAGGACATCTCCAGCGTCAAGGACATCTTGACCGGCGAGCAGCAGGTGAACCAGACCGCGACGACCACGCTGGCCCTCATCGAGCAGGGTTTGAAGGCGTTCACCGCGATCTACAAGCGTGTGCATAGGTCGCTCAAGCAGGAGTTCGCGAAGCTGTTCCGCTTGAATCGCCTGTACCTGCAACCCGAGGACTATTTCCGCTTCGAGGACAAGTCGGAGCCGATCTACTTGGACGACTACCAGGGCGACGGCACCGATGTGGCGCCAGTCAGCGACCCGAACTTGGTTTCGGATGCGCAGGAACTGGCACGCGCTGAAGCGCTGATGCAGTTCAAGGGCGATCCGTTCATCAATCAGGTGGAACTGCACCGCTGCTTCCTGAAGGCGCTGAAGGTGCCCGACATCGATGCACTGCTGGTCACCGAACCGCCGCCACCGCCGCAAGACCCGAAGGTGATGGAGGTGCAAGGCAAGCTCGCCGCGATGGAAGTCGAGGTCAACGCGAAGGCCGAGAAGATGATGGCCGAGGTCGAGAATTTGAAGGCGAAGAATGCCCAACTCGAAGCCGACGCAACGCTGAAGCTGGCACAGGCCGCAGCCGTCGGCGGCGAGCAGCAATTCGCGTTCTTTATGGCGCAGGTTCAGCACATGCTGGACACCCATTTAGAGCAAACCAAGGCAGCACTACAACCGCAGCAACCACAGGGAGAAGGTGATGGCACAGGGAATGAGCAAGGAGGATTACCAGCAGTGGAAGGATCACCCGCTGACGCAGAGGTTCCACCAGTACCTGCGGGACTACCGGCAGGCGCTGATGGAGAAATGGGCGCAGGGGGCGCTGAACCCGACCAGCCAGGAAGCGCAGATGGCGGTGGCGCGCTGCCAAATGGCTGACGAGATCGCCACGCTGGACGACGACTCGATTGCCGAGTTCTACCGCACGAATCAGGTCAAGGAAGGGGTGAACTGATGTACAAAGAAATCCAACGACTGGCCGAAGAGGCGCTGGCCCTGCAAAACAAGGACCGCATGGACGCGGCGCTGCGCCAAATCAGCGCCCTGTGTGACCAGGCGGCCGAGCAGCAGCCCGATGCGTCGAGCCTCAGCAAAGCATCACTGGAAGATTTGTGCCGCGACGTCTTGGCATCAGGCGAAGACATAACGCTTCGTCCAACGGAGGCCACATTCAAGGTTGATGTCAGTGCTGTCCCCGTCAAGGCCAAGGGCAGGAAAGGCGGCGCCCAATGATCAACGACTCCGGATTGCAGCCATGCGAGTACAAAATCCTGATCTTGCCCGAGCAGGCCGAGGAAACCGATGAGCGCCTGAAAAGCGCCAAGGCCACTGGCCTCGTCCTGATCGACAAGACGACCGAGCGTGAAAAGATGGCACAGGTGAAGGGCCGTCTGGTCGCTGTGGGTGGCAATGCGTTCGAGGACTGGGCCGGCCAGGTGCCGCAGATTGGTGATGTCGTCTGGTATGCGAAGTACGCAGGGTTTCATGTCAAAGGCGACGACGGTCTGGAATATCGGCTTTGTAACGACAAGGACGTTGCTGCGATCGTCACGCCCCGCTCCACTACCGAATAAGGAAGATCCATGCTCACTCTCAGGAAGTTTTACGTATTGCGCGCGTCGGCCGATGGCGAAGGCGCTGAACCGGGCGGCGCTGCCGTAGTTAATGCACCGAACGTGGTCGGCGATACCGACGATAAGGACGCCGACGAGGCGCAACAGCAGATCGAGGCTCGCGCACGTGCGATGGGCTGGACCGAAAAGTCCGAATTCAAGGGCGATCCCGCGAAATGGCGAGATGCCGCTGAATTCGTCGAGCGCGGCGAAAACCTGCTGCCGCTGGTGAAGGCTCAGAACAAGCGCCTGGAACGCGAAGTGGCCGAGCTGAAGCAGACCACGCGCGAACTTGGCGATTACCTGTCCAAGACCGAACAACGCGCCTACGATCGCGCCCTGGCCGACCTGAAGCAGCAGCGCAAGGAAGCGCTTGCAGCTGGCGACGGCGACGCTTTCGAGAAGGCCGACGAGCAGATCAAGACGGTCGAGCGCGAAGCTGCGGAGAAAGCGGCTAAGCGCGCCGAGAAGGCCAACGATGGCCCGGATCCGGTCTACGCCGAGTGGGAATCGCGCAATCCCTGGCTGAAGGACACCGAATTGTCGGAATACGCCGAGTTCGCGGCTCAAAAGCTGCGCGCATCTGGCGAGAAAGCGACTGGCGCCGAGTTCCTCGACATGGTGACTGCGAAGGTCAAAGCGCAATTCCCGGCCAAGTTCACCAATCCGCGCCGCGAATCGGCTCAAGCGGTCGAAGGAGCAGCACCGGCAGCACGTCGCGGCGGTAAGTCGTACGCCGACATGCCGGCCGATGCCCGCGCCGCGTGCGATCGCATGGCGAAGAACGGTTTCCCTGGCGACGAGAAAGCCCAGGCGCAGTTTAAGGCGCAATACGTCAAACAACACTTCGAAGAGGCATGACCATGAGCCGAGCACCCCGCGAATCCTCCCGTGAAGAATCAGGCAGAAGCACCCGCGTCCCGTTGGGCGTGGCACGTTCCAAGCTGACCGTCGCCGGCCGTGAAGGCTACGTCCGCCGCTGGATCAACGACTATGACGGCCGACTGCAGAACGCCCAAGACGGCGGGTACACGTTCGTGCCGAACGATACCGTCAAGCAGATCGGTGACATGGACGTCGACAACGAAAACCGCGACCTGGGCGCACGCGTGTCCCGCGTGGTCGACAAAACGACCGGCCAGCGCGCGTATCTCATGGAAATCAAGGAAGAGTTTTATCAGGAAGATCAAAGGGCGAAAGTCGCCAAGGTCGAAGAGACCGACCGCCGCATTAAGAAGGGCAAGCTCGAAGAAGTCGAGGGCGCCTATGTCCCTGACCAGGGTCGCGGCATCCAGATCGAGACTCGCGCTCGATAACCAAATTCCCGGCGTTCGCGCCGATCCCTAATCACTTGGGCCGCCATTGAGCGGCCCTTGCCTTTTTTGGAGCATCCAATGGCAAATGCTGATACCCCGGCAGGCGCTCGGCCTGTCATGCACCGGAACGGCGCCCCGTATAACGGCGCCTTCCGCGTGTACGCACACCCTTCCAGCGATGGCACGGCGCTGATGATCGGCGACTTCGTCAAGCTGGCCGGCACCGGCGAAACCGTCAACGGCCGCATCCTGCAAGACGTGATCCGCGCCGCAACCGGCGATGTGATTGTCGGCGTGGTCGTCGGTGTCAAGCCGGACACGCAAGATAGCCTGCGCTACTGCGCCGCGTCCACCCTGCGCGAAATCTACGTCGCCGACGATCCTGACCTGCTGTTCGAGATTCAGGAGGGCAGCTCGGGCACCGCCCTGACCGCCAACGACATCGGCCTGAACATCGATTTCGTGGTGGCCTCGGGCAGCACGGTAACCGCCCTGTCTGGTACGCAGTTGAACAACGCAACGGAAGCCACGACGAACACGCTGGACCTGCACCTCGTGCAGCCCGTCCCGCGCGAGGACAACGCGATCGGCTATTCGTGCAAATGGCTGGTGACGATCAATCGCCACCAATATTCCAACCAAGTTGCGGGGGTCTAAATCATGCCTGGAACTATCACTACTGGCGCCCATCCCAAGGCGCTCTGGCCGGGCGTGTTCAGCATGTTCGGCATGTCCTACAACAACCGCGACGAATGGCGCGATCTGGTCACCGTCCAGACCTCCGACAAGCACCGCGAGGAAATGGTCCAGAACAACGGGTTCGGCCTGGCTGCCATCAAGGAACAAGGCGGCTCGATCCCGTACGACTCCACGAGCCAAGGCGGTACCGCCACGGCCCTGCACGTGGTGTACGCCCTCGGCTATATCATCACCCGCGAGGCGATCGAGGACAACCTCTACGAGAAGCTGGCGATGCAGCGCTCCAAGGCGCTGAAGCGCGCCATGGTCGAGACGAAAAACACGGTCGTCGCCAACTGGTTCAACCGCGGCTTCGATAGCAACTACAACGTCGGCCCGGACAGCAAGCCGTTGTTCTCGACCTCGCATACGTCGAGCTCGGGCAACCAGAGCAATACGCTGGCAACCGCCGCCGACCTGTCGGAAGCATCGCTGGAGGATCTGGTCATCCAGGCAAACGGCGCAACCGACGACCGGGGCAACAAGATCGCGCTGCAAGTGCGCTCGTTGCACATCCCGCGTCAGTTGGAATTCGAGGCAGCCCGCATCCTGAAGTCGATCAACCAGAACGACACCGCCAACAACGCGATCAACGCGCTGCGGGCGATGGGTACGTTCCCGGAAGGCTTCAAGGTCAACCACTTCTTCACCGATCCGGATGCATTCTTCATCCGCACCGACGTGGAGGATGGCCTCACGCTGTTCCAGCGCCGCGAGTTGGAATTCGCCAAGGACAACGACTTCAATACCCAAAACGCCCTCGCGGCTGCTACCGAGCGATATTCGCTGCAAATCGGTGACTTCCGCGAGTGGTGGGGTAGCCCGGGCGCGTAAGCGCATCTGGTACGCCAGCAGTGCCGGTGTTTTATCCGGCAAATGAAATGGGCGGCTTTGGCCGTCCTTTCCTTTTTGGAGAACAACATGCCTTACTCGAACTTCCCGGGTGGTTTTGCCAGCGGCATCACCATCCGCAACGTACCGCTCGTCACCACCAACCCCGGCCAGGTCTTCTGGGTCTATAACGGCACAGCTCTGCAAAAGGGCCAGCGCGGCGGCTCCAATGGCAATAAGGGCACGTACGACAGCCCGTTTTCGACCATTGCCTATGCGATCAGCCAGTGCGTCGCCAACCGTGGTGACATCATCTTCGTCAAGCCGGGCCACGCTGAAACCATCACCACGACGACCGATCTGGCACTGAACGTGGCCGGTGTCGCTATCGTCGGCCTTGGTGTCGGCTCGATGCGCCCTACCCTGACGTTCAGCACGAACGCCACGGCCAATATCCCTGTCACGGTGGCGAACGTCACCGTCTACAATATCCTGCACCTGGCCAACGTTGCTGACTGCGTGTCCGCATACACGGCCACCGGCACGGCAGCGCCGACCGACTTCACGATCGATTCGTGCGAGTTCCGCGACGTGGCGTCCAACAAGAACTTCATCAAGTGCGTCACCGGGAACGCCACGGCGAACTCGATGGACGGCTTCACGTTCTCGAACAACAAGGTCTTCGGCCTGGCCACGACCGCCGCAACGCAGGCATGCATCATGGCCGCAGCGAATGACCGCCAGTCCTACCTCGACAACTTCGTCGTGTACCCGGTCCTGAACGACACCGCGACCCTGGTCGACTTCGGCGCCAACAGCCATACGAACCTCAACATGGGCCGCAACAAAGTGTTCCGCCCATCGACCAGCACGACTGGCGGCTCCCTGTTCAGCGGCGGCTCTACCGCTTCGACGGGCTACGTGTACGACAACTACTCGTGGCATCTGGATAACTCGGCCGGCCTGCTGGCTCCCACGGGCACGAAGCTGGGCTTCCAGAACAACTACTCGATGATCACTGGCGCCGCTGACAAGTCGGGCCTGATCAATCCCGCTGCCGTCTAACGAAAGGAAATATCATGGCCTACTCTTCCGATTGGTTCCTGGAGCAAGCGCGCCTCGGGAACATGTATCACGCCTGCACCACGGGCGCCGTCACGCTGTCGACCGTCAGCGCAACCTGCACCGGCCTGGTCCTGTCCAACCCCATCGGCTCGGGCAAGAACCTTGTCGTGGAAAAGGTGCGCTTCGCCCCATCCACCGCTCCAGCTGGCGCCGCGGTTGTTGGCCTGGCCATCAGCCCTGCCGTGCAGACGACCGAGGTTGTCCATACCACGCCTGCCGTCATCCATAATGCCATCACCACCGGCAGTAACCTGAACGTCGGTGTGGGTAAGGCTGATGCAGCCGCAACACTAGGCGCCGCGCCTGTCTGGCTGCGCCCGATCGGCAGCGTCGTCGCTGCGTCCTCGATCACCCCGGGCATGTATGTGGACGAGACGAAGGGCGACATCATCCTGCCGCCTGGCACGAACCTGTCGCTGTCGTACCTGACCACTGCGGCTGTAGGTATCGCTGAAATGACCTGGGTGGAAGTCCCGATCTAAACCAAAGAGGGCTTCGGTCCTCGTTTCGGAGACTTCTCTATGGCACACACAGCAGACATCACCAAACTGCACGATGGCGATCGCATGGCGGTTTTCCACGTCTTCATCAAAGGTGACGGCGTCAGTTCCGATCTGTCCAAGCTTACGCTGATCGACCCGAATGTCGACGTAACTCCGAAGCTTGGCAAGCGGCCGTCGCTCACTGTTACCGCGCTCTGGTACAGCCTCGCTGGATTCGATGCACGCCTCGAATTCGACTACCTGAACGATGAAACGGGCGTATGGGCGCTTGCGCGTGGCAATCCGGCAGACCTCTGCTTCGACTCTTTCGGCGGCATCAAGGACCGTTCCCCGGTGGACGGCACCGGCAAGCTGATGCTGACGACCAGCGGGCTCGTGTCGGGCACTGGCTCGATCATCATCAAAGTACGGAAGGATTGACATGGAACCGTCCCTCAATTCCACGTCCATTGCTTACGAGGCGAGCCGCATTGTCAAGCCTACCCCTGGCACCCTCTATGGGCTGACCGGCTACAACAGCAAGGCGTCGGCGCAGTTCATCCTGATCTTCGATGCTCCGTTGCTGCCTGCCGATGGCGCAATCCCAGCGATCATCATCGCGGTTGCCGCTACCACGCCGTTCAGCTTGGACTACGGCAGCCTCGGACGCCAGTTCAAGCGCGGCATCGTGATTTGCAATTCCTCGACGGCCAACACGAAAACCATCGGCAGCGCTGATTGCTGGTTCGACGTCCAATACAGGTGACCCATGGCTAAGCTCTCTATCGGAGATGGCTCGGCGCGTGCGGTTGTCGGCACCACGACAAACGACAACGCGGCTACTGGTAACGTCGGCCAGGTCATTACCGCCACCGTGGCCAGTGGCAGCGCCGTTTCGCTCACCACCGACACAGGTGCGAACGTGACTAGCATCAGCCTGACGGCGGGCGACTGGGACGTGAGCGGCCAGGTTGATTTTGTCCTTACCGGTGCTACCAGCACATTGCAGCAAATGGGCATTTCCTTGACCACTGCCACGTTGCCATCGCAGGCTGGCGGCAGCGGCTTGGGCACTGATCCATTGCGCTCGTCTCTGCTGCAGACAACGACGATTACCGGGACGATGAATTTGCCGGTGGGGCCGGTGCGCGTTTCCCTCTCGGCCACTACGACGGTCTATCTGGTTGCGCAGGCGTCGTTCTCGGCTGGCACGATGACTGCCTATGGGACCATCAGGGCACGGAGGATGCGATGAACGACAAATTCATCCTTGGCGACGCGAATGCGATCAGTGATTCGGTGTGGAGAGATATTTCCAGTTTTTACCGGCCTTGATCCATCCAATGCATGTGCCTGAGACACCGTACTTTCTGGCGATGGATGCCAAGCTTTCGCCACGCGCAATCAAATTCCTTATTTCGTGGACATCAGAAGGCTTCAGCTTCCGCGTTCTGACGCGATCACGTATTGCCACATCACGGAGGTTGTCGGCCTGACTGCCAACATATAGGTGCTCCGGATTAACGCACCTCGGATTGTCGCAGGTGTGTAGGACCTCGCCCCCAGGTGGTATGGGGCCGAATGCTAATTCGTAAGAGAAGCGATGGGCACGATAAAGGACGCCGCGCGAACGAAATTCGCCGTAACCAAATTTATGTGCCCCGGCCTCCCAAAGCCAGCAATTCTCAGTTTTTCGAACGCTTGTGAAGAAGTGACATTCGAGTGAGCAGTACAGCCTTTTCGCATCAGGCCGAGGGAAATCCTTGCGACATCCACGGCAAGTAAAGAAAGCCATTCGTTTGGTCATTGGATACCTTTTGAAAGAGAGTTCGCTATGAGCAATCAAGCGAGAATGGATGAGTTCGTCCTTGGAGATAGTAACAGTATTTGTGACGTATGTGGCTTCAAGCACAAGCTGTCGCAACTGCGCAAGCGCTGGGACGGCGCCATGGTTTGCAGGGCAGATTGGGAGCCGCGACACCCGCAAGACTTTGTGAAGGCTCGCCCGGAGCGCAACAACGTCAAGGATGCCCGGCCAGGCGCTGAGCCATGGTTCGTCGAGGCGAACGAGATTACGGCGGCGGACCTATGACCGTTATCGCATGGGATGGCAAGATGCTGGCTGCAGATAAGCGCGGCACCGTGGACTGCCTCGGCTACACCGTCACGAAAATTCACCGTTTGCCGGATGGCCTGGTCGCCTTCTCTGGTGGTGGCGCACATGCGGCCGAACTGCTGAACTGGTTCCGTGGCGCACGCGACCCGGCCTCATACCCGAGATGTACGGACGACGGCGGAGCGGGATCGATTCGGATCGATGCGAGCGGCCGCATTTTTATGTACTCGGCTGCGAACCCATTCCCCGAACTGATCGAGGACCGTTTCTACGCGCGCGGAAGCGGCCGAGATTATGCGATGGCTGCGATGTATCTAGGCTGCGATGCGCGCCGCGCCGTCGAGGTGGCATCCGCCTTTGACATTGGCTGCGGCAATGGCATTGACACCTTGGAGTTGGAATGACCACGAGCGGAACCAACACATTCTCCCTCTCGCGCGACGACATCATTACGTCCGCCGCACTGGAGACTGGCGACCTCGCACTTGGCGAGACCCTGGACGACAACACACTGGCCCAGTACAACCTGCGCCTGAACTCCTGGGTGAAGTCGCTGATGGCCGAGGGCGCAAAGCTGTGGGCGCTGGAACTGGCGACGCTGTTCCTGGTGCCGGGGCAGGCTCAATACGATCTGGGCGGGACTGCGCACTGCACGACCAGTTACGTGCGCACGACACTGTCAGCAGACGCTGCGGCGAGCGCGATCACCGTGCATTTGACCAGCTTTGCTGGCATGACGGCCGGCGACAACATCGGCATCCTGCTGGACGATGGCACGCTGTACTGGACCACGATCAGCGGCGCTCCGGGCTCGACGACGACGCTTGCTGTTGCCCTGACTGGCGCGGCATCCGAAGGCGCGCAGGTCTTCACGTACACGACCGCGATCAGCCGGCCGCAGCGCATCGATCCGGACAGCGCGTACTGGCGATCGACCGCGTTGCAGGACACGCCGGTGGCGATGATCTCGCGCACCGAGTATGCCCAACTGGCGAATAAGGGCACGCGCGGCAAGATCGTGCAGGCCCACTACGACCCGCAACTCGGCACCGGCCAACTGTCGGTCTGGCCGACTCCTGAAAGCGCAGGCGACGTCCTGTGTTTCTGGTACGAGCGGCTGCTGGAGGATTTCAATACCGGCGCCGATACGCCCGACTTCGCTATCGAATGGGGCGAGGCGCTGATTCTCGGCCTCGCGCACCGCATGGCGCCATCGGCTGGACTGACGCTGGCCGAACGCCAAGACCTGGAGCGCCGCGCCTCGCTCGCGTTGGACAAGGCCGAGGGCTACGACCGCGAAAACGTGGGCGTGTACTTCCAACCGGATATGCGATAGGGAATCGAACGCATGAAGAATTTTCAACATATCAGCGGTGGCATCGACATCATGCCGCTTCTGCTGGCGATCAAGCGGCGCCCCGACCTCTGGAAGGAGGACACGTACTTGCGGGACTACCCACAAGGCCCATTTGCTCAAATCGAGTCGATCATGCTGCGCTTCCCGGTGAAAGGCGTGTATGAGACCGAGGAAGAACTGAAGAATCACCAGAGCACGTACGACCAGCACGAGAACGTCGACTATCCAGCGTACAGGCTGCTGCCCGAAGCGCGGCCGCTGGTGATGAACCTGATGGCCTATGTAGGCGGTGAGCGCCTAGGGCGCGTCATGATCAATAAGATCGCCCCGGGTGGCAAGATCTATCCGCACGCAGACACGCCAGCGCACGCCGAGTACTACAGCCGTTTCCACATCGTGCTCCAGAGTCAGCCGGGCGTCGTGTTCCGCGCTGGTGACGAGCAGGTGTACATGGCGACAGGCGAAGTCTGGTGGTTCGACAACAAGCAAGAGCACGAGGTCATCAACAACAGCGCCGATGACCGCATTCACATGATTGTCGACATCAGGACGAGCCGATGATTACGTGCCACGTCGAGTCGTTCGAAGAACGCCTAGCCGAACTTCAAGCGCTGCTGCCGCTGCACTACAGAGAGTTGGCCCTGAATCAGGACAAGGTGCCGCTGCAGCCGCAGTACCACGCCTATATCGAGCGCGAGCGCGCCGGCGGCCTGTTGTTCGTCACGCTGCGCGATGCCGGCGAACTGGTTGGCTACTTCATTGGCTTTATCGCCCCGGGCCTGCACTACGAGACGTGCCTGACCTGCACGATGGACATCTTCTACGTGCGCCAGGACAAGCGCGCTGGAAGTGCAGGGGTACGCATGTTCCGCTTCGTCGAGACGGAACTCAGGCGCCGTGGCGTGCAGCGCTGGTTCATGGGCTCAAAAATCCATGCTGACGCGAGCGCGCTATTCAAGCGCATCGGCGCGGCGCCGGTTGAAACCTACTACAGCAAATGGTTGGGAGAATAAATCATGGTTGCAGCAGCAATGGTTGGCGGCGCAGTAATCGGGGCTGTCGGTTCCAATATGGCCGCCAACAAACAGTCGAAGTCTGTCGACGCGGCCAATGATGAAACGGCTCGCGAGTATGACCAGACACGCGCCGATCAACTAGCCCTGCTGGAGAGGCAACGCGCCGACCAGCAACCATGGCTAGACGCTGGCAAGAACGCTTTGTCGAAGCTGGCCTCCGGGATTGATCTGTCGAGCGACCCTGGCTATCAGTTTCGCCTCAGCCAAGGCACGCAGGGCATTCAGCGCGCAGCATCCGCGCACGGCGGCCTGTACTCGGGGGCGACACTGAAGGCTCTTGCACGATTCAATCAGGACACAGCATCGCAGGAGTACGGCAATTCGTGGAACCGGCTGGCATCGATTGCAGGACTGGGGCAGACCGCCACGAACCAGATTGGTCAGGCTGGGCAAAACGCCTACGGCACGATTGCAAACGCGGGCATGAACGCGTCGAACAACATCGGTCAGAACATGATGGGCGCCGCGAATGCGCGTGCATCCGGCTATGTCGGCGGCGCGAACGCAATCAACAACGGCATTGGTCAGTACCTGAACTATAACCAGAACCAAAACCTGTTGAGCCGAATGTCCAGCAACAACAATGTCGGTGGATACAACGACGAGATGTCGCGGATCAACGCACAACTCTATTCCGGAGAATAAGACATGGCAATCGACCCATCAATCGCACTGAACATCAAGCCGGTCCAGATTGCCAATCCGCTGGAACAGTACATGCAAGCGCAGCAGATTCAGCAGGCGCAGAACCAGAGTCGCCTTGCAGACCTGATGTATGGAGAGAAGCAGCGCGAGGTGTCCGATAGCACGAACCTCAATCAGGTATACAAGGGTGCCGTCGGCGCCGACGGTGTAGTCGATCGCGCCAAGCTCCTTTCCGGGATTGCGTCGGCCGGCCTAGGGTCTCGCCTTCCTGGTATTCAGAAGTCATTCGCTGACGCCGACAAGGCACAGGCGGACGCGTCAAAAACGAAGTCGGAAACCGCCAAGATCGATCATGAGACTGCCGCACACCAGTTCGAGATCGCCGGGCAACTGGCATCAGCTTGGGCGCAAAATCCGAATATCACGCAGCAGCAGATTCGGAGTGGCCTTGCGGCCGCCGCCAGCAGCAAGATCATCTCGCCCGAGATCTACCAAGCCAAGCTGGCCGAATTGGATAAGGTGCCCGGGGATCCGAAGAGCCTGAACCAGTGGGCGCTCGGCACCCTGCAACAGGTGATGAAGTCGAAGGAAAGCATGGAATTCATCAGGCCTGATGCAAACACTGTGGCTAACAATGCGACCTCGCGTGCCAACAATGAGTCCACGAACGCAACCACGCGTCGCGGCCAGGATCTGACGGATGCTCGGGCACGTGACTTGAATACACTCACCCGAGAAGGCCAGCAAACCCAGGTTGTTGTAGACCCTAACCAAGGCCCGCTGCTGATCAACAAGGCCACGAAGACCGCCGTTCCGGCCACATTTGCAGATGGAACCCGCGTGCCGAGCGAGAATGCCGTCGCTGCACGCAAACTGAACGACCAACTCAAGGCCGGCATCGCTGCAGCTCGCGAACTGATCCCGAAGGCCACTGCCAGCGGCGCTGGCGCACTGGTAGACAAAACAGCCGCGTTCTTCGGCAAGTCGACGGAGGGGGCAGACGCTGCGGCGCAGCTCGACACCATTGCCGGCTGGATGACATCGAATGTGCCGCGCATGCAGGGCCCGCAATCCGACAAGGATGTGTTGCTCTACAAGCAGATGGCCGGCGACGTTTCCAACCGAAGCTTGCCGGCATCGCGCCGCCTGGCAGCGCTCGACACGCTGGAAAAGCTGCAATCGAAGTACGCAGACATCAACCAGTCGGGCGGTGCGCCGGCCAAGCCTAGTGCGAGCACGCCGAACACCAATGCCAAGGGATGGACGCTGCATACCGATGCCAACGGCAATCGTGCTTACGTCAGCCCTGATGGCAAGTCCTACGAAGAGGTGAAGTGATGCCGTTCGATCTTTCGACCGCAAAGCCTGTCGCAACTGGCGGCTTTGACATGAAGACGGCAAAGCCTGTCGCATCGGCACCAGATCCGACCGCTGGCATGTCGACCTTCGATAAGCTCGCGGCCGGCGCCGGATCTGCAATCACTGACCTGGGCCTTGGCCTGAAACAGCGCTTTGATGAAGGCGCCGCCTACCTTGAGCGCAAGCTTGGTGG